GAGTTCTATTCTAAAGAGTGGGTATTTAAGAATATATTGAATCTGAACGAGGAAGAAATCGAACAGATGAAGAAAGAAATGACTGAAGAGCAAGCAAGTGGTGAGACAGATGATGAAGATGATGAACCACAAGAGCAAGAAGCTCCACAGCCTACACCTGTTAAAATTGTAAAAGATGATGAGGAATAAATCATGAGTGAAGTAGAAGTAGTAGATCCAGTTGTTGCCTCAACTGGTATTGGTGATTGGATTGATGCAGTAGTAGATAAAGATTATGCATCTGCAGATCCTATTTTTAAAGAATTAATGGCTGATCGTATGAATGATGCATTAGATGCAGAAAAGATCAAAGTTGCTGGAGAAATCTATAACGGTGACGAACCAGAACAAGTAGAAATGGAATTTGATGAAGTAGAAACTTCTGAGGAAGAAGAAGAAATGCCTGATATTGACGGGCATCCAGTATAAATAGTTCTTTGTATAAATAAATGTAACAAAAGGTTATGTTGATGAAAAGTTTTTTACAGTTACGCGAGAAGATGTCGAAAGGCATGCCTAAAGGTACTCACGTATTTGATACTAAAGTAAAAGGCATTGAAGTAATGGTACACAAAGAAGGCGGTAAGTTTTCTGTTTATGTGGACCGTGAAAAACTTGACACTTTTCGTGATCTCAATTCAGCTAAAAAAGCTGGGCTTGAATTTGTAAAACAATATAAAGGTTAATTAGATGAAGCTGATTACAGAATATACTGAGACAGATGTTAACTGCATCGTAGAAGCCAAAGAAGACGGTTCTAAGAACTATGTCATTGAAGGCATTTTTGCAATGGCTGAATCTAAAAACAGAAACGGAAGAGTTTACCCTAAACCAATCATGGAAGCAGCGGTAAACAAATACGTTACTGAACAAGTAAAAACTAAGCGATCTGTTGGAGAGTTAAATCACCCTGAGGGGCCAACAGTAAACTTAGATAAGGTATCCCATCTTATTACTGATCTCAAATTTGAGGGAAATAATGTGATGGGTAAGGCACAAATTTTGGATACACCAATGGGAAAGATTGTAAAAGGTCTACTTGATGGCGGTGTTCAACTAGGAGTGTCAACTCGTGGTATGGGTAGCCTCATGCAACAAAATGGCGCACAAGTTGTTAAAAACGACTTTATTCTTAATACGGTTGATATCGTACAAGATCCATCAGCACCGAATGCTTTCGTAAATGGAATTATGGAAGGTGTAGACTGGGTATGGAATAACGGCATTATTGAAGCAAGAGAAATTGAAAGAATGGAGACTGAAGTTAAGAAGGCTCCACGTGCTGATCTTTATGAGACACAGACACGTGAGTTTAAGAATTTCCTCTCGTTACTCAAAACAAAAAGCATGTAAGGAGTCAAAATGGCTGATCAAGAAAACGCGATCATCGAAGCCGAACTCCATGACGAGGACGTTATGGAAGAAGCTCATGATCCAAAGAATGCCGAAGTACAGTCAGTCGATTCAGTCGACGCTGCTGCTAAAGCAATTAAAACACAAGCCCCGGTTCCAAAGACAAAAGCTGGAATGATCAATGCTATGTATGGTAAAATGAAAAAGATGAATAAATCATCTTTGACTGCATCATACGGCAAAATGATGGGTGAAGAAGTAGAAGCGGATGAAACTAATGTTGTTGCAGAAGATGCAATGGCTGCAGTACAATTCGATTATACAACTGAACTCGATGCATTGGTTGAATCTGAAGCAACTCTTTCTGAAGAGTTCAAAGAGAAAACAGCAATAATCTTTGAGTCGGCTATTAAAACAAAACTTTCAGAAGAAATCGATCGTCTGGAAGAAACATACGCAACTGAATTAGCTGAGGAAGTTTCTACTTTGAAAACTGACTTGGTTGAAAAAGTTGATAGCTACCTAAACTATGTCGTAGAATCATGGATGGAAGACAACCAAGTTGCAATCCATACTGGCCTACGTACAGAAATCGCTGAAGGTTTCATGAACAAGTTGAAAGACGTGTTCGAGGAGTCTTACATTGTAGTACCAGATGAGAAAGTTGACATGGTTGACGATCTTGCTGAACAAGTACAAGAACTGGAAACAGCTCTTAACGAACGTACTGAAGAAGCAATGGAAACAGCAAGCGAGTTGGAATCAATGAAACGTAATGCGGTTATCCGTGAGGCGTCTCGTGACCTAGCTGAAACACAAGTTGAGAAACTTGCCAAACTGGTAGAAGGCATTGAATTCGATAATGAGGAAACTTTTGCAGACAAAGTTGCTATTATTAAAGAAACACACTTCAAGCCTAAAACTGTAGAATCCACAATCGCAGAAGAAACTGAAGATACTGGCGAAGCTAGTGTTGAAGTGTCAGCAATGATGGAAACATATCTTTCTGCAATCAGAAATACATCTAAATAAAGGGAATCCAAAAGATGCAATCTTATGACAATCTAGTCGAAAAATGGAACCCAGTACTGAACGAAGAGTCAGCTGGCAACATTAGCGACAAGCACAAACGTGCAGTAACTGCTGTTATGCTCGAGAATACAGAAAAAGCTCTAAACGAAGAGCGTATGATCACAGAAGCAGCTCCTACAAACTCAACTGGCGGAAACATCAATAACTGGGATCCAATCTTGATCTCATTGGTTCGTCGTGCAGCTCCAAACTTGGTAGCATATGACTTAGCTGGTGTTCAGCCAATGTCTGGTCCAACAGGACTAATCTTCGCAATGAAGTCAAAGTACACATCACAAGGTGGTACAGAGGCTCTATTCAACGAAGCAGACACAGCATTCTCTGGTACACAAGTTGCTGGTGCAAACGGTGCTGCTGGTCCATCTGGTTTAGATGTAGGCAATCCTAACTCACCACACACAATCGATTCTGATCGTGTAACTGGTCACACTGGTACTGGTATGGGTACAGACTCAGCTGAAGCTCTTGGCGATACAACTAGTAACTCATTCAACGAAATGGGCTTCTCAATTGAAAAAGCAACTGTGACAGCTAAGTCACGTGCTTTGAAAGCTGAGTACTCACTAGAACTAGCTCAAGACTTGAAAGCAATCCACGGTTTGGATGCTGAATCAGAATTAGCTAACATCTTGTCTACAGAAATCTTAGCGGAAATTAACCGTGAAGTTATCCGTACAATCAACTCACAAGCTAAAAACGGTGCTCAAACAAGCAACTGTACAGTAAAAGGCGTATTCGACCTAACATCTGATGCAGACGGCCGTTGGTCAGTTGAGAAGTTTAAAGGCTTGATGGTACAGATTGAGCGCGAAGCTAACACCATTGCGAAACAAACTCGTAGAGGTAAAGGTAACGTAATCATGTGTTCATCTGATGTTGCTACTGCACTTGCTGCAGCTGGAATGTTGGACTATACACCAGCGATTTCTGCTAACCTAAATGTTGATGATACAGGCAACTTGTTTGCTGGTGTTCTTAACGGACGCACAAAAGTGTTTATTGATCCATATGCAACAACAGACTATGTAACTGTAGGTTATAAGGGTACTAACCCATATGACGCAGGTGTATTCTACTGTCCATATGTACCATTAACAATGATGCGTGCAGTTGGTGAAAACAACTTCCAACCAAAAATCGGCTTTAAGACTCGCTACGGCATGGCTTCTAACCCATTCGTTGGTGCTTCTCCTGCAGATGGTCTTGCAACAGCTAAGACTAACCAATACTACAGAATCTTCCGTGTTGACAATATCTTAGACACATAAGAATTAATAAACAGGAGAGGGTCAACCTCTCCTACCTAAACTGGGCTGTCTTCGGACGGCCCTTTTTTTTGTATAAATACTATTATAAATTGGAGGCATTATGGCTGAGCTAACAAAGAACCAAAACTTTTTACAACCATCTGGTTATAAGATTACAATAGAAAGGGTTAATTATCCTAACCTTGAATTCTTTGTACAATCTGTACAGCATCCATCGGTGTCTGTTCCAATGACAGAAGTAGGTTATCCTAGAGCAAATGTACACTTGCCTGGTGATAAGCTAGTTTATGATGAAGTTACATTTGATTTACTCTTAGATGAAGATATGAATGCATATATTGAGATGCATAATTGGTTAAAGAGTTTAGTCGAGGATAAGGTTCGAAGAGCTTCTGAGAGGCCTCTACAAGTGCCTACCACTGCTGATATAACTTTGACCCTATTATCCAGTCACAATAATATTACTAAACAATTTATTTACAGAGACTGCGTACCAACAAATATCGGTGGTGTGCAAATGTCTTCTAATGTGACTGATGTTGCTTATATTAATGTGCCGATGGGCTTTGCATTTACTTACTTTGATATTGTATAGATAGTTATGATTATGATGGAGATATATTATGAACCTAGAATCCGTTCTGGAGATGTGGAAAAAAGATAGTCAGATTGAACAGTATAATCTTGATGAGACTAGCCGCAACACACCACAGTTGCATGCAAAATACTTAGAATTGCTTTCTATTGCTAAACTGCAAATGAAGAAAGCTGAACACACACAAAAATCTTTACTTCATAAAAAATGGCTTTACTATAATGGTAAGATGAGCCAAGAAGAAATTGTCGAACTAGGCTGGGAGTTTGATCCTTTTAATGGGCTTAAAGTATTAAAAGGTGAGATGGAATATTATTATAATTCAGATATAGATATTCAGAAGTCAGAAGAAAAACTAACTTACTATAAAACCCTTATTGAAACACTAACTGAAATAGTAACCAATCTAAACTGGAGACACCAGACAGTTGGTAATATGATTAAATGGAGGCAGTTCGAAGCCGGTGGATAATATCTATGTAAAGAAAAAGAATGAATCGGTACTACATGTTGGTACTGATATGGGTATATCAAATGAGTTGTCTGATTTTTTCAGCTTCTTTGTCCCTGGATATAAATTTATGCCTGCATATAAGAATAGGGTATGGGATGGTAAGGTAAGATTATTTAATGCTCAAAGCTGTGAACTACCAGTAGGTTTGTTTCCGTATCTGCAAGAGTTTGCAGGACCTAGACAGTATACAGTAGAAGTTGATCACGATGCATTCTATGGAATTCCTGGTTCAACTATTGATGTTGACATAGATGAGTTTGTAAAGTTTGTAGAAGAATTAAATCTATCGTCACGGGGTAAAAAAATTAAGCCTAGAGACTATCAGTTGGAAGCTGTACTAGAAGGTATCCATAGAAAGCGAGCTATCTTGTTGAGCCCTACTGGCTCTGGTAAATCTCTTATCATCTATTTGCTTATGAGGTATCTATTAGAAAGAACTCAGAAAAAGGTATTGATTATTGTACCAACAACAAGTCTAGTGCAACAAATGTATGCTGACTTTGAAGATTACTCTGCATATGACGATAGTTGGAATACTGAAACTGAATGCCATAGAATTTATTCTGGTAAACCTAAGATGAATATGAGCCAACGTGTGTTTATCTCTACATGGCAATCTGTCTATAAATTGCCTGGTGCTTGGT